CTCATCCCATTTTTTAGCGTAATTTTCAAAGTTGTAATTTTTTGCAACATGTTTGATGCCAAGATCTCCCAATTTATTCCGCTCTTCTTTGGACATATTATACATCTTTAACAGCGCATCGACTACAACTTCTTTTGAAAGGCGGTCTTCGTATATCCAAGGAATGTCTTGAGAGCCGATAATGGCTTTAGAGGTTGGCTCTAATCCAATTCCAAACCATTTTTTTCCATCTGTTACTTGCTCTTGGAGGCCGCCGGTCATATTAACAACAATAGGAGTTCCGCAAGCTAATGATTCTAAAGTTGCTAAACCAAAACCCTCTGCATCAGAAACATTTATTGTACAGTCTACTGCATTATAAATTCTAGCTAAAATTTCTGGTGGTACCTTTTTCTCGGAAAACAGAATTTCTCCATTGTTAATTCCTAAATGATTAATTATTGCTTCTAAATCTTGGCCATGCTGGTCTTTAACTTCGGTATGCATTATTAATCTTGCTTTATCTTTTCCAACAATGTCTAAAAACTCTTTAAACCAAAAAATCAAACTACCACTTTGTTTCCGGCGCGCATTTCTATTGTTCCAAAAAAATAAAACTTGTTCTTCGCTACCGGGAAAAGACTTATTTCGAAATTCTTTAATCTCTTCTTCTGGTAATTTCTTAAAAATATCTGCATCAACTGCATGTGGCAAGTATGTTGATTCAACTTCTGGGACTATAGTTTTTATAATATCGTCTGTAACTTTTGATATTGCAACAATTAAATCATTTGATTGATAAAACTTTTTATTATATTCAGGATATGGCGTGTTATCCCATACGTGATAATATATCAAAGGCATCAATGAACGAATCTCTTGATCAATATGCCATAGCCAACCCCAAAATCTTGGATCTGTCATTATCCATGCAACATCAGGACGCTCAACTCTAATTAAAGATCGTACGAACTCTTGAGTTCCGTAACCATCTACGGGATGAATAATCCAATCTTCTTCTGGGGACCATGGCGTTGCAACTCTTTGTACTGTATAGTCATGATGCTTCATGGCGCCGGCAACACAAATAAATTGATATTTGCCAGTTTTAAGCATTCCTTCGATCATGTATTTTGTTTGTGTCCCAACGCCAGAAGGAGAAAGCGGGTGATCACTTAATGTTAATATTTTAATTTTTTTGCTCACGGATGCCCCTTATTTACAATGTTCAGTTTTATAGAATTCGCACGTGCCGAAACGGCCGTGGCAAGAGAGTCTATTTTTTACATATATTTCTTTATCCATATTATAAAGTGCTTTTGTTAAAAATTTAATAGCATTTTTAGTTTTTTTAGTACCGCTTGTTGCTTTGAACAGTTCAACATGATTGTGCTTTGCCGTTCTTTTAATTAATCCAAAATGAGTTTCAATGTCTTCAGGTTTCACATTGTGCTTTAAAGCAAAATAATATTTATAAAATGTAAGCTGGTAGGTTGTCATCTTGTCTGATTTTCTTCGAGTGTCCCAACCCCAAGAGCACGTCTTCCAATCAATAATGTGATATTTATCATCTTTTGTTTTTACAACTAAATCAATATAGCCTTTAAAATCATATTCGCTCTCCACAAAATCTTTAACCGGTTCGTAAAGTCGCTCTTCTGTTGATACAATCTCAAAATCTTCAAAATATTCTTTAAGTGCTGGTACAACTAGTGGAATTAAAAATTTTCCTTGTTGTCTTAGCTTGTTTACAAAATCCTTATCTAGATCTTTTCTGATTTCTTCTGGGAGGCTTTTCAATTCTTCCAAAAATTCTGTTTCAAAAAATTCTGTTTCATTAAAATTCTGGTCGAGTGTCTTTTTTTCAACTGCGGAATGTACGGCCGTGCCAAATGCAGTATATACATTTCCTTCGAATCCTTTTAATTTGTCTAAATAAACTAGTTTATGTTTAAAAGGACACTCATTCCATATTTTTAATTCTGAAAATGATACGTGAGACATTAAACCCTCTTAGTTGTTTTTTTAGCTGTTTTTTTAGCTGTTGTTTTAGCTTTAATTACTTTTTCTTTCGTCACAGTAGGCGATTTTGTGGGCTGAGATTTTGGTAATGAAAAAGTCCAAGTTCCAGTAAGTGTTTTTGGGCCGGCATAGTTAAAAACCTTTGTTGGCTCAATGCACTGACTTTTCGAAACATGTATATCTTTTTTATGTAATTCGTCTACTATGTAAGCAGTATTATATACTCTTTGCTCCCAAAGAAATTCTGCTGGTTTTACTGTTAATGTTACTTGCATACGAGATTTATCTTTATTATATCTTACTTTCAGATCCATGTCAATGATCTCCTTTCTAATATTCGTAATTAGTTAAAAATTCTAACTTATTATATAATTTTGGGCTTGTTTTTCTTAAGCGATCTCTGTCTCCAATGAAATAATTTTCAAATCCATTTGCAAAATATTCTCTTAAAGAAGTGGCACCATACGGAGAAGCAAACAAGCCCATTGTTAAAAAGACCAATTTATCATAACCTATAGTTTTATATAATATTTCATCAAATTCTTTACTATAATCAGTTTCAAACGTCATCGATTCTGGGACGTTGTGCCCCTCAGTCCTAAGAATATGATATAATCTTTTTCTTTTTCCTATGAATTCTTCCTCAACGCCTCTATCGGCATATATTTCACTTCCTGCCAATTGCTCAACCGAATGTGCCATTTCATGAACAATATCATCAATCATGTCTTCTTCGTTGGATTGTTCATTCGTAGTGTAAATTGCACCATCTTCATATAGAGCATTTAAATCTCTTTCTTTCAAAAAAGGAAACTCTCCAACGTATATTGCATCTATTAAATGCGCTAGGTGTGCTGGTATCTTATTCTCAATATATTCTAGAACATAATTCAAATCAAAATCTTCCGGAAGAGCATTTTGAACATAAACAACTATTTTATTAAAAAGCAATTTTTCTTTGTTTTCTTTAATAGCTTTTTTTGCTGAATGTTCAATATATTTATTCATTTGCTTCTGTTGACAGCGCTGCACTAATATTCTTGTCACTTTCTTCTACATCCAATATCGCTTGTTGATATCCGCGAATAAAATTTTCTTCCGCAACTGGAAGAAGAAATTCCGGAAATTCATCTGCTAATGTTTTTATAATCATTTCAACATTTACTTCTCCATTTTCCGGACTGTGCTTTTGGCCAACATAATCGACAAGCCACTCTTTTAATTCATTTGTTTTTTCTACTGGTTGTAATAATTCTGGGTTCTCTAGTTCCATTAGTTACTCCTCTATTTGTATAATTATACAGGATATGTAGTTAAAATTTAAAGAATTTTTGCTGCGAGGGTTGCAACGCTACTTCGTTCGCCTTTCATCAAAGTCATGTGACCAGTAAGATCATAGCTTTTAAATTTTTCTATTGCATATGTTAAACCATTCGATGTTTCATCAACATATACATTATCAATTTGCTCGACGTCGCCAGTTAAAACAATTTTTGTATTCTCTCCAACTCTCGTAATAATTGTTTTAAGTTCATGGGCGGTTAAATTTTGTGCCTCATCAATAATTATGAATGCATTTGCAATGGAGCGGCCTCTTATATATGTTAAAGCTTCAACTTCTATTGTACCTTGCATAGTATACATTTGCAAAGTTTCTTTATCGTTTCCCATCAAATATTTTAAATTATCTTGTATTGGCGCCAACCAGGGAGACATTTTTTCTTCCATTGTTCCAGGTAAATAGCCAATATCTTTTCCCATTGGCTGAATAGGTCTTGAGACAACCAGATGTTTATATCTGGTTTCTTCGTTGCTTTCGACCACTTGGGCTAATCCGGCGGCTAATGCCAATAGAGTTTTGCCGCTTCCAGCTTTGCCAACCAATGTAACAATCGGCACGTTTGGATCTAATAATAAATTTAAAGCAAAATTCTGTTCTTTGTTGCGGGGGCGAACTCCCCACACTCCTCTTTTGTGTTCGCCGTTAATTCTTTTAAGAGGTATTGAGTGATTGTAGAATCTGGCCAATGCTGTCTTTTTTTCATTTGCATTAGATACCAGCATCAAAAATTCATTTGGACGTGGGGAAATATCCTCTTTATCCAAATATATTTGCTCTCCACTGTAAAATTGATCAATTATTTCTTCATCAACCAAGTGTGTTCTGAAGCCGGTATACAATCGAGTGGCATCTTTAACAACTTGATTTAAAACATAGTCTTCAGTTAGCAAGCCTAAAGCATCGCATTTCACGCGCATATTAATATCGCGAGATACAACAACAACTCTTCTTTTTGGATTAAGCTCTCTTTCACTTAAAGCAACGCCAATAATTTCATTATCGGCTATTGACAAATCTAGATCTCCTGCGGAATATTCACAATTTTTTACAAAAACCCGGCCCTTGCCTCTTTCTATGCGTACTCCTCTGTGAAGGCTGCCTTTCTCTCTCAAGGAGTCTAATTTACGTATAATTCTGCGGGCGTTTGCTCCGACACTATCTTGGCGTTTTTTGTGATTATCTACTTCTTCCAAAACCTTAAAGGGTATAACTATGTCATTATTCCCAAAAGATCCAATAGAATTTGCATCAGTTAAATAAACACTAGTATCTAAAATATAAGTTTTCTTTGCCATTAATGTTCATTTATAAATAGTAATACGTGACTTCTTTTTATTTTATTTTTATAAAAAGAACGATTGTTTTTTTTCGTCATAGTTACAATAGGAGGTCACTGTGCATGTTTAAAAAAATAACACAATTATTCCTCATCTTATCGTTTATGTTTCCCCTCTTTTCATGTAGCGGCACAAACAAACATACTGTTAGTGACATTGCGCCACGTGAATCATTTGTATTTTTAAGAAAAATCCTAACAGTGCACAAATGTGAAAATAATTTATGTACATCAGTAGATTTAAAACATTCAGCTTCTGGCTATGTTGTAAAAACAATTGATGATGGGTCTTTTGCCATAACAGCCGCCCATGTTTGCAAAAATGAAAAATCACCAACTGTTAAGCCAGAAAATGTTACATCTAAATACCTTGCATATCGACTGGATGGAGAAGAATATAAAGCCAGCGTTTTAGAATATGATATGAAAATTGATGCTTGTATTATTTTTATTGCAGATTTAACAGAAAATGTTGAAGCCGTAAGAATTTCCAGAAGGGCTCCAAAGCCTGGTGACAAGGTCTACAATATTGCCGCGCCCGTAGGAATATACAAGCCTAATATAGTGCCCATATTGGAAGGAAGATATAATGGTGAAGACGAAAACGTCGCACTTTACACCCTTCCGGCGGCGCCTGGTAGTTCAGGATCTATGATAGTTAATGAGGGCGGACAATTGGTTGGAATGGTTCATTCTGTTTTTACCCGTTTTCATGTGATGACTTTGTCGACAAGATATGAAGATTTAAAACATTTCATTAAATACAATTTGAAAAAATATATGGCATACAAAGAAGTGATGCGCATATTAAACCTAAAAGATATTTTTAATTCTTAGCGACGCCAAATTAATCTACCAGTTTTGGCTCTAACTTCTTTTAGGGATTTTTTTGCATTTAGTGCTAGAGTTATTCGTTCTGCAATAACATGATATTGTATGTCTTTATCTGTAAATTTACTGAGTGCGTTACAAAATACTTTTATTTTTTCGTGGATAATATCCATATCATCAGTAAAGCCAATTCTATATCTACCAACTAAAGCAACTTTATCAGCAACTTTTAATTCAACCTTTAAATGTGCAGAATCAACTGGCCTGCTAGCTTCAATTATTATATCTCTAGGCTCACACACATAGCTTACAAAATCAATTGATTGTTTTTTATTTGTTCTTCGTCTCATTGTTATATATTTTGGAATAAAAACTTATCAAAAGCTTTTAAATAGTCAGTATAAGAATCTTCATGAAGACCGTACAGCGCAGCTGCTACGCTACTAAGAAGTGAATTTCCATCTTGCGGAGTGAAGCAAAATCCACTTATTTTTGTTTTACCTGGAAGATTGTCAACTGTTAAAGTTGGTATCGACACTACTGTTTGATTGAAAATTCTTCCATAGTACCCGTGATCTCGCCCAAAAGAAAACACTTTATTTGCTATTGTTTTATGAGAAAGAGCCACAAATTTATTCTCTCTAAATCTATTAATCAAATTTTCTTTTGATACATGACCGCAAACTACCAAATTAAAACGAATAACGTGCATATATTGAGAATTAACTTTTAACGCACTTGAAAAGATATTGACAAATTTATTTTTTGTACGAAATAGATCGTATGCGTCTTTGGCGTGGTGTGTGCCAAATTTTTCATTTGAATGGGGTCCTACACGCGGTGAGGCAATAAAATTTCCTTCCTGGCTTATATCGTTGGCTCTCCGAATACAAACGAAATCTCCACGCTCAATACCATCAACATTTGGATCAATCGAATTTATAATAGAGGCGATATTGTGAGTATTGCAACTAACAACTTGAATAAAGGCTGGTTTTTTATCAAGCACTTCGTCATTAATACCATAAGCATATGGCACACCAAAGTCTTTTTCACTCCCTTGTGCTATAAAAACTTTCTCTGGGTATTTTACATAATGTTTCTTTTTATGATCATTTCCTGCAGGAGTGCAATCTATCACTACATCTGCCTTTTTATAAGCTTTATCAAAATTGTATTGTGGTTTGTGTCCTAAGTTTTCGAAGTCCTTAAACTTATCTTGATTTACTACTAATTTTGCGCCACGCTTTACCAAGCTCTTAACCTTTGATATTTCATCACTCAAAGGAGTGC